CTACATTACTGCGATAGTGTAGTAAGTGTCTTTGTCTGAATTGTAGTAGTCTGCAGCCATCTTTGGAAGAATTTCTGTATAAGTTCCATTTGCGCAATCAAGTGCAATAAACTGATCATCTGTTAAGCTTTCTATCTTTGCTTTAATCTCGTTCATTTCCTCGAGGAACTCTGCAATTTCCTCCTGACTTGCTTCATCTTCTTTCATTTGCTCCAAAGTCTCATCGATGTCTACTTCTTGAAATTGAACTTCATCACCTCTTAAAAAGATAGTATAGCAATTAGTTTGCTCATATTGCTCTAGAACATTAATATCATCAGAGATGCCGCAGCCGTCATATTCATAATTACCTGATCCTTTTCTTTTGATTGTGAGTAGTCGTAAATCATACTTATCAGCTAATTCTTGCGCTTGTGAGAAACTTCTAAAGCCACAAATAGCATCATCTATATTATTTACTTTTACGAGTTCTAATTCGTTTTGTGTTGCAATATTTTTTAATTCTTGAGTTGTCATAGTTGTTTCGTTTTACGTGGTTAATATTAAAGGGGTGGATGTTTCACCACCCCTTTTGTTTTTAGTCTTCTACCTTGAATAAAATTCCTATTTGCTTTGTTGTTCCATCGAACTCATAGTCAACGCTCTTCTTATCATAGATGGCGAAAGGCTCATCGCAACCATCGCAAGTAACTGAGAACTTATCATCACCTACTTCTTCGATGTGCATTCCATTGCAAAACTCTCCTTCAAGTGCTCTTTGGTAAAGATTGAAAGGACCAAATTCACAGCCCATATACTTCATATCTCTTCCTGGCTTTGTTTCAAAAGAACCTACTTCGATGAAAGTTTCATCATTTTTAAACTTGCTTTCTAGTTCTGCAATCTCTGCAAAGTTTTTGAAACCTAGAAGAGCAGCTGTACCATTATTGAACTCTTCGATTCTGTAAGAAGGATAAGTTTCGAAAACGAAATCTGAAAAATTTTTAATTGTTGTCATAATAGAATTTGTTAATTTAATTTGTTTGACTTGTTGTTTAATTTTTACATTGCAAAGATATGACTTTATCTTGAAACCTGCAAGCACTTTTCAAAATAACTTTATGAAAAGCCCTTATTTTAACTATAATTTAACAAATGAACATAAAAAAGCGATGAAACTCTTTCAAGTTCCATCGCAAATAAACAAATTCTATGTTAGAATATAATTCTAGACAGTGCAAAGATAGTTACTTTTTTACTTATATACAACTTTGCGCTGCACTTAATTATTTACGTTATATATATAATAAGGTATATAACTGCATTCAAACAACGTTTAAACGCTATTCAAATACAGTATAAATCAATGCTTTTTATACACCATTATATCTGTATACTTCGCATTATAATTCATCGTAGTATTTACCTTCACCTGTGTAGCGTGTGCAAATGGATTGCAGTTATCTTTATTTTCACCCATCCATTCGCAAAGCTCTAATATTTGAGATTTGTTCGAAGTGAAGTAAATGTAGTCACGATTTACAAGTATTGAAAGCACATCAAGGTATTCTTTTAATCCCCACGTCATCGTGTAAGTTCCTACCTCGGTTGAAAGATATGGTGGATCAACTAAAAATAGCACATTAGGCGTATCTTTGTAGTCTTGGAACAACTCTTTGTAGTCTTTAGACACTATCTCTACACCTTCAAGATAACCATCTGCGTTAAATTCATTTTGCCTTACAACATTATAGAATGTTTGCTTTGTAAGTTCATCGAAGCTAGTTACATACTTCATAGAGAACAAAAGCGAAGAAGATAGCGTTATATAATCTACAAAACCATATTTATCTTCATGTGCTTTCACCACCTTTAATATAGCTTCTTTTATGTCTTTCGCAATCATTTTATCTCTTGGAAGTTCCTTTGTAAACTCCCTAATTTTAGCAAGCAGCTCATTAGTTTGTGGTATTGCTTTAAGACGTCTGCTGTAATTGTCAAAATCGTTATACACGACTTTTGCAAGTGGTTTTTCTTGCTTTGCCGTATGCGACAATAAGCCAGAACCACCAAATAAATCTACAATAGTTATATCATCTTTATAGTGTGACAATATTGTTTTTACATCTTTTATAAACTTGCGTTTTTGCCCCATAAATGGTAATGGAGCTTGGAAATAATTTTTCTTTAATTGCATAATGTTTTTTGTTTTTCGATTATTATTCGTAATTTTGCATCTCTCACTTATATTTTCTTTAAATATAAAGCACGTAGTCACGGCAGAGGATTTTGTCCCCCAACCCGTGGCTACGTGCTTAGAGTAAATGTAGGTGAGATGATATTTACAAAAAGGTTGGGGGATTTTTTTTGCCTCCCCCAGGGCAAATTAAACAGCTAAATGAAGCTCCTTACTTCCATACTCAAAGATTTCTTTTGCTTCCTTTTTAGCTTTCTTTCGGTATTCCTGGAACTCCTGCCACTCGCTTTCATGTTCTTTCAAACCATCTCTGCTTAAGAGGTTGCAAATCAATGCTTCTACCTTTGATTGCGAATATTTCTCTCGAATAAGCTTTTCAAGGACTTTATCGTAACCCCATTCGCCTGGCTCGAGTTGCAAGAACTCACAAGTAAAAATACCTTCTTTTTCCTCGATGAAAGCAGAGAATGACACCACGAGCAAACCATATTGACGTGAAGTCCAAACTCTTACGGGTTTTGTTGATTGTGTAATTTTCATATTTATTTTTTACTAATTAGAATTGACATACAGGAAGCACCTGTATTCTAAAGTTATTGCTGTAGTTATAATTTATTTCAAAGCATTCAGCTACTTTTGCTGTTGGTGATTTTTGCTCAACACGAAGTGTCCTCACACTGTTTGTTCTTCCAAAGTTCACACGCTGTGAAGAAGTCCAAAGCAAAGGTGTATTTTTCACCCCATTTGAGTTCACAGTAAAGCTCATCAAAGAGAAAAGACCATCTCTAATTGCTTGCGCAAATATTCCGCTTTCTGCCTTCAGGTATTCCTCCATAATATAGATGGCTTCACCAACTGCAGGCAAATACCACTCGTGCGCCTTAAAGGTTGCGCTGAGGCTTTCATTATGTCCTTTCAAGCCTGGTTCAAAAGCATAGCAAAGCGAGTATGCAGGATAATAATAAGCTGCGATACTTTCATCTACTTCGTTATTATTTCGAGGACGATGGATGTTCATCAGCGAAAGCAAGTTATTATATTCGCTACCAACGCTATTTGCAACAGGTATAGGCAAATTAACACCGCTATCTTGCAGAATCACATCACGATGCTTTATTGTAAGCAATGTATCTATCTTTCCTACAGGTAGTTTTTCACCTGCTCGATGATCTAAAGTATCAGATGCTAGAAGTGACAAACCATCATATCGTCTAGCTTCAGCTTCCGAGTTGATTTGCTTCACACCTGGCACAAAATGTACAGGATAACTTGGCTTATCTGTAAGCTGAACATTTGAGAATGGAGCTCTAAACGAGTCTATACCTGCAGTGTCTCTCATTTGCTCCAAAGACAAGATTCTTCTGTCGTTTTTATCTTCCGAGATGTAATAGCAAATACCTACAACAGTTAAATCCTTTCGAAGCTTATTTGAGAAACTTCCATCGCTATATACATAGTCTCCAAGTGCTAATCCTCTCTCATAAAAACCTACTACTTCAGTTGCATTCAAAACTGTTCCATCGGTTAAATGAGCCGTCACTTTCACCTGTGCTTCAGGCTTTGGCAAATCGCTTTCATTGCCTACACGTCTTACTTTCAAAATACCTTTATCTTCATCTATTGTAGCAAAGTTATTTTCAGAAATGCTCCAACGCAAAGACTTGATGTTATTACCTCTCTCTGGACGAACTTCTGCGTAAAGCTGAACATCTTTAGGTGATGCGATGTAAAGCTCACCACTGATATAGATATTTGTCACGGCAAACTTTTCATAAGATATATAAAGCTTATTCGACTCGTCGTCGATGTCTCCCCATGCCTTTACAAATGCACGCTTTTGTTCATAGGTTATCTTCACATTTGAAGTGAAGGTGATTTTACCTGTGACGTTTGCTCCAACTTCTGCAAGTTTAGCGATAAACGCTACATCAGAGGTTGTGAAATCAATTCCTCCAAGGGTTACATTTGAAAGCGGAGCACCTGCTTTGTATATCTTTTGTAGCAACTCCAATCCATTAATTTTAGGACAATTTGCGAACTCGTAAGTATCGATATTTGAAATGCCTGCAAGTTTTAAGTTCTCTTCTTTTAGCGATGTTAAGCCTTTTAACTTAAGCGTGGTAATGCTTTCAGGAAGAACTAGCTTTGTAAGCGAACTATTCTCTGACATCACAACTCCTTTTATAGGTGTGCCTGAAAAGTCAACTTCTTGCAAGACTCCACTTGAAAGATTGATGAGGCTTCGAAGATTTACCACATTTCGAACGATGACTTTTTTAAGCATTCCGCACTTTGAAAGGTCGAAAGACACACCTCTCTCATTGGTGTTTGGCTTTTCTTCTGAATAGTTCATTATTAGCTCCTCAAGTGATTTTAAAAGCGTCATATTTTGGTCAAATTTAAAATCACCTAAGCCTTCCAAACCATGATAGATAACATCTCCACTAGCCTTTGTAGAATAAGTCTTTAAATCCGTAATCATGTCGGCATCGTCTATATCAAATGTCGCATCTTGAGGATTGGTGAATCCAAAAGGCAAAAGTCCGTATTCACCTTTAATACTTCTTACAGTAGAGAAGTTGTTTGCACCCCACTGTACACTTGCATACATAGGTGAATAATGCTTTATTGCTAAGCCTTTTCCAGTTTCATACAGACGCAAACGCAAGTTATTTACCACACTTGAGCCACAGCAGTATTTGCTATCTAAGTAGCGTGAACGCTTCGTTAAGAAGTACTCCATAAGCTTAAGTTTATCACCATAAGCCTTGGTGAAATGTCCTGTGTTTGCGTAACCCATTGCATCTGCATTGTAAAGGTTTTCACACCATTTTTTCCAATAGTCTTGGTAGCGTTTAAACATGTAAGTTGCATTCAAACCTGCATCCCTCATAGCCTTATACATCGTTGCAATGTCATCACTCCAACATTCGTGGATCAAGTCAATTAAACCCGACAAACGACCATTAAACACAGGTGAAAAGCCTGATGTTAGTTTTGGCTGCCATGCGTTATTGTCGTTATCAAACACTTCTCCCTGGATGCCTTCTGTTTCTCCAGTTAAAGGATTAAAAGCGTCGTTCCATTCTGCCCAATACTTAAAGGCTAAAACACCCGAGTTATTGAACATACTTTGCGAATCCGTGTCACGCTCAAATAGGCGTGCAGTCGCTTTTCGTACACTTCCATCTGTATTCAATTCTATATCATCAAAGGCTATACTCATATTCTTATCGAACGAGTCCATTCCAATAATGAACTGATTAAAGATGAAATAGAAGATCGCATCTACCTTATTCAAATAGTCTTGATGAGTGTTTACAAATCTTGCTTTGCGATAGGCTGGTGTATCTTTCGTATAATGCACACCATTGTATGTTATGGCTGTTTCCAATGTGCGATACTCGCCATGCTGCACTTTGTATCTTTCAGCTAAATGTGGATTGCAAGATACCACCCAATTGTGAAACCTTTTAATTACCGCTATCTCTTTATTTGCTTCTGCGATATTGTCGGTTGCAGACTTCACAGCACCAAGTTTATTCTTTTTATTCACTGGTGATTTCTTAGGAACACGAGCGTAATAAATAGGCGACTTGCTACTTGTTGCATTACTTTGTACAACACTACCGCCGTCAAGAGAAGCATCTGTAATCTCACGGTTAAAGAAGTTCACATTTTCGTCTACCTCCCATATTTGAGCCTTTTTGTAATCCTTTGCAGGAAAGCCCATAAAACTTGCGCTATACTTATTATTTATCAAGTTATAGATAGATAAGAACACAGGTGCTTTACTACCTGATGAACTTGTTTTTCGAAAGCCTATCTCTGGAAATCCGCTGAGGCTTTTTCTATAAGTGACAGGTTTAGAACTCTCTGCTTGCGCTCTTTGAAAAGCCGTGTAAAGGTCTGTGTTTGTCTTCGCTGCGTTTAGTAATATCTCTTGGAAAAGATTCATCGCTAAAATATTGAAGATACCTTCTGAACTAGCAAAGTTAACTTTATGTACAACTTCTTTTTCTCCTTGCTCGACGCCTGGTGTGATTGAATATGAAGTACTCTTTTCACTTGAATGCTCGGGGTCTAATGTGATTTCAACTGCGCTGCCATCTCCATTTTCGAATATCTCCGCCCAGTTCTTGTATGGTGATGGATATCCGTTTGACGAAGTCCCATCTGCATTGAATAAGTGCGCTCCAACCTTAAATGGTGCACAGGCATTGCCATCGGTTGATTTATTCCAAGTAGGGTTCAAGAACTCTGTAGCGTTGATTGCTACATTTGGATTGTTCTTGTTGTAAGGTAGCTCATCGATATTCCAAATAGCAATAGGAGTAGCTGGAAGTGCCTTTTTCACTTTATCAAATGAGATAATCTCATCGGGGTTATGAATGTCTCCAGACGTGTTCAAAATATCGTTTCTGCGAGCTATTGAAATCTTACCAAAGCGCACAAAGTTTCCACCATCGTACACATCCTCGATGTCTGGCGTGTCATAAGCAAAGTTATCTAGCACTTGCTTAAAGTTAAGTGCTTTATCGTATATTCGAATAGAATAAAGCTTAACGTCTGCTTGCTCACTTCCAATGGTGAGTTCTTTTGCTACTCCTTGCTTCCAACTTGCACTGGTGTAGTCGAACATACGTACGATAACACCATTAATATAAAGGTAAGCAAGGTTCACATCTTTTTCTGTTACGCTACCACCACCAAGATTGTTGCGTGTATGGGTTGTAGTTCCATCTATCACAAAGCTTACTTTTACTCTTGAACCTTCTGGAAAGTAAGTTGTAACGCTATCTGTTGCGCATCCGAATTCGATTCTTCCTGGATGAATTTTAAAACCTACACCTGCATGAAAGCATTGCGCAATAATTGCATTTTCGTTACTACAAACGCCACTCTCAAGTTCAAGCTCAATAGTTCTACCTTGCTTATTTCCATTTGCTCCAATGTCTGTTGAAAAAGGCAAAAAGTCTTTTAGCGTTACACTTTTACCTGCTTTAATAGTTAAGCCTTGACCATCCAAAAAGCCGTTGTTTTCATCTAGTATAAAGTTCTCACTTCTTACTAATCGTGAAGTCTGCACACCTTTATATATAGATGTTATATTTTGCGCTGAAAGGTCGTTGTTCGCACGACCACGCATAGGAATATACACCTTGCACTCATCAGCTGCAACAATAGAAATACCAATTGTTTCGACTTCAATTCTTCGAGTAACTGAAAGCTGACCTACAGAAATCACCACATCGACGAAAGGCAAATACCTATTGTCATCAAGTGTAATGTTTACACTTTGTAAGCCTGATGACTTATCAAGTTTTAGCGTTACTTCTTGCTCTAAAAGGTCTAAAGTTTCACCATTGAATTTTAGTTGCACTTTTACTCTCGCTTTGCTTCCTGCATCATCATCAGGAAGATAGAAGAAGTAAGGGATATTCACAACGCTAAACTGCTTCACCTTTCCAATAAAACCTTTTCCAAGTGAAAGAGCTGCCTGCCCATTTCCATTTTTCACTCCCTTAATATAAGTCGTTGTAAGCGTTTGAGTTCTAAGCCCTAATTGCTTATTTTCTGCCCAAATGCTGATATTGTGCGCTCCAAGACTATATTTTTCTAATTCATCGATAATGAATTCACCACTTGAATTATTGATGCTCTTTGTATATGTGTCTGCTCGTTTTCCATCTTCAACACGACAATAAACGAGGGCTTCCACTCCTCGTGAATTGACACGCAAAGACCATTTGCCTGATTGAATAACACTTTCATCATAAGAGTTATCGAAAGACAAAGCAATATTATAGGTTTTGATATTGAAAAGAAACTCTTTTCTTGCGCCATGCGAATTGCTCACAACAACCTTTACTTTGTTTGTTTCTTCCTTTAGATAGTCGCTCAAATCAAACTCATAAGTATTTGCTTGCGCTGTGCCACTTGCTTTTAGAACTTGTGTAAGCTGCGCAATTTCTACACCATTAATCTCTACTGTAGCTTCGCCATCTGCAGTGTCTTTTTCTGCAGGGTTGTCGCCCCAATAGCAATTGTAAGATAGTGCAAGGGTATTTCTTGAGCCTTGCGCCATTGAAGTTGCAGGATAACGTGTTATAACCGTGCGAAGTGTATAGCTTTCTTCAGGTTTATTTGAATAAAAGCTAAACTCTTTTAGAACTTTATCTGCATACAAAGTTCTATCTCCAAACCATTGCGTAAAGGCTTCTTCATTTGCGAAAAAGCGCATGGTTTGCAAACCACCTTCTCCACTTTCAATGTTGAGATAACCAAACTTATCAGAGCCAAGTTTGCTCAATTGATGTTTAATAAATTCCTCAACTCGACTGCCTTTAAAACCCTCCCATGATGTTGTAAGGGTTTTTATTTCATTGTCTATTGCTTTTGCCATAACTACTTCCAAGTGTCATTATTTAACCATTTATTTTCGCTTTTCCAAACGCCAGAGCCAAAGCAGCTCTTTACCATTTGCCAGATAAGATGTGTGCCTTGCATAACTTTAGAAACAGCCTTTCGACCGATTTCAACTGAACCAATTTCTTTATTATTTAATCTTATCATTGATCATCCTCCAGTATAAGATAGCACCTGTCATCTTCGACTTTCTTTTCACGCACAAGAGTGTTGTATTCTTCTTGTGTGAGCACCTTTGCTTTGAATTCTTCTCTTTTTAAAAGTGCCTTTTGAAAGAACTCCTTTTGCTGGTCTTGCTTTTGGTCAAAAAGACGATAGTTTTCATCAATTTGCCTCTGAAGAGTAGATTCAACTTCTCTCAATGATTCTTGTAAAGAAACCTTTTCTTCGTTTATCTTTCTGCCAACTGCAGTTACTGCTTGTTCACGTGTTGAAATCTCATTATTTAGATTGTCTTCGAGCTCTTTGCCTCTTGTTCCAGGAAAAGCCTGTCCTTGAGAAATACCAATTGCAACTTTATTAATGTTACCAATTAGCTTCCATCCTGGATTCTCAAATACATATATTTCGCCATTGTGAGCATCATTTGCATCTGCTTCGTTGTACACGCTAACAATTTGACCAAAGCGCAAAGGCTTATCGTTTGCAACTGGTGAGGCGTCTCCTTGCATTTCAGCAACAGAAGAATACACTTTCACCACTGCTAGTGAAGAACTATTTTGCTCTATTGATGAGATAAGTGAGAGTGTGTCTGCGATTAAACCTCCGACTTCTTCTGGTGTGATTGAGCCCTCTATATGTCGCTTGCGCAGAACTTCTGCACGTTGCTGTAAATCATAAATATTCATCATGGTTCTAATAGGTCATAAATAATATTAATTGAACATTGAGATGGTGAATTTTGCGCAAGTACTGCAGATGTATCTTTTTTAAGAAATTCCACACGACACTTGTAATCTGAATAGCGTAGCACTGCTATTTCTGGAACATCATCACCAGCAGTAGCGAAGACTTTGCTACAAGTTCTTTCAAGGAATCCAAGTCCAATGGGATCAACGCTTACATTTCCGCCCAACTCGAATAGCAAGCCTTCTTGTCCTTCCGTCCATGATGAAGCAGATGAGGTTATTTGAATTTTAATACGTGTTGAACCCTCTCTTCTCTGTAGCATTATTTTACCGCTATATCCATTGAAAAAGAAAACAGGAATAGGAATCCAATTGGGTTCAAAACGCTTTAAATTAAGATATTCCACAAACAACTCATCAAAAGTAGATAACTTTGAAGCATCAAAGCTTAAAGTCTCTGACGCCTCGGTTGAAAGATAAGCCTGTCTTTCTATTCGGCAATTCTTTGCCTGACCATCTTCAAAAATGCGCTCATCTTTTTCCACTTCTTTTACACAGATGTAGATTTTGTCTTGCCAAGAATTCACTTTAAGAGTTGTTTCTGGTATCTCCAAAAACATTCCATTAAACACCAACACACCTGCAATAAACTTTGCTTCAAGCAGTGAGTTGTTTTGATGTGTAGCTGAAAGCCTGTGCAAAAGAAAGCACTCTTTTTCTTTGGCAAACACCTTTAAAAATGCTGCCATCGTTGCAAAAGAATTCTCCTGAAGCAACTTTAAGTCATCAATATTTAAAGGCATTCCACCTTCATGAAATTTAATCTCTTTCATACTTCATATAAGTTAATGCTGTATCTTTTACCAGCTGGTTTATAAACATTTAATGCATTGACTATTTTTGTCAAAAATTCTCCTTTGTATTTGTCTTTTTCAATCTCTAACGATGTACATAAAAATGTAGGGATATGCACTATAAAGTTAGGCTTATCAGGAACTTCTCCTAATTCATAAAGAATGAACTTGTTATTGATGAATGGTGCTATCTGATTCTCATCTGCAAAATACACATACACCTTATTACTATTGTCTATCTCCTCAATTCGTATCTCTCTATTCTTTAAGAAGAACAAACCATTAAGATAGCTTTCTATCGAGGTTCGCTGAGCTGTCGTGTCAAGCCTCCTTTCGACATCGGTTTTCTTTTTCAAGAACTCCTCGTGTATATATATAATAGGTATGATCATTGCTTTTAGAATTGCAAGAAGAACCTTTGAGCGCAAGATGGGTGGAACGAGCTGCTCTATCCATCTGTTAAAGTCTACGTTATACCACATACTCAATCGTTTTATCAAGTCCAACTGCAATGAAACTACCACCTACTGCAGTGTAGTTATTTCCTGCAATTTCTTTAAATTCATCGCCTGCTTTGTATTTGCAAGTTCCAAGAACAACGTCCACGACACCATCTACACGTTGAACGGCATCAACAAGTTTTGTTTTGTTGAACGTTCCGCCATATACAATATCTGCAAGATAGTTCTCAATTGCATGTTCAACTACCTTTTCAGATGAGGCTATCTCAACGCCCTGTCGGTTTATTTTCAAAGGATCTACAACAACCTTCACTGCAATAGATAATTCATCTGCTTTTCGAGTTCTCACATTAATTACTACTCCTGCTATTTTAATAGCATTTATATAGTGTTTAAACGCTGTTAAAACCTCATCTGAAAGTGGTGTCGGCTTTCCATTTTGTTCGTCAGACACTAGCATTTCAATCGAGGCACCTCTATCTCTTACAGCTACATATTTTACACGTTGCTTTGAAGTGTCGACTTTCGCATATTCATAACCAAAGGTGCGAGGATTTAGGACCAACGCATCGCCATACTGAAAAGCTTTTGCCTTATCAAAATACCATGGAATACTTGCAACCACTGCTCTTGATATTTTCTTCTCGACGTCTTGCGTGAATTTCTCGAAAATACTTTCTAGTACATAGTGGCACGCAGCTACTATATAAAAAAGCAAGTTTTCTAGGCTCACTGCTGAAAAGCAATCAGCAAAGCGTGTTTTGTCTTGCGAAAGATCGTAAGCATCACGAATTGCTTCATCTTGCATAAATGCATCTGTCATTGTTCGCTTTATTTCAGAAATAGATCGTGCCATTATTTAAATGATGAATTAAAGATTTTATTAAATACTCCTTGACGAGCTTTTGAACGTGAATCGTAAGCAGTTGCAGGCGATATTGAATGCACCTTGCAATACTTTTGCAATACCTTATTATATATGTGTTGGTGAAGTTGCAACTTTGCGCCAGGCGTTGGTGTTTCGCTTACGCTTTTACCATTGTCTAATGAAAGCTTTACAACTGCTTCCAAACATCCATATTCCTGTATTGCTACATCTGCTAGGGTTTGACCATTTTTCGCAAGAACTTCCATAAGTTTCTTGATTTATATATTACATAGGCTATCACTAATAGAGCTATCATTATTGCTATTATTCGAGCTAAATTCGCAAGCGTGAAGTCGTGTGTAACTGTTTCTTTCTTTTTTATTCCTATAACATTCTTCTGCTTTTGCGTTCGCTCCTGTCGTACATTTTGCTCTGTATTGTTAATGTCCGTTTTTCGTTGCCGATCGTGAAATAAAAACCTCTCTTTCGATAACAGTTTTCCTACATCGTTGTAGACTAGAACAACCGAATCCCGAATGACAATCGAATCGAAATAGGAAGTAAGATTTTTTACCACGAATGAATCACGCAGCACCACTGAATCTCGCACAACGGTTGTTTGCGTTTCTGCTGCAATTAGCTTTTTTGAACTGCAACATCCTGTAGTTAAGAATAGAAGCAGTAAGTAGATTAAATGTCTCATGTTTATAAGTTTTTATATTCAACTTTAGCATCGAAGCAAGGACACGCTTTGATACGTTCCCAAGGGTCTACAATGCCGTTTTTGTTTGTGTCTGGTGAAAAATCTCTGTGACCCTGAATAATAGCATTTGGGTACTTTTCCTTAAGTGCTTTTAAAAGCAATAAGAGTGACTTTTTTTGCTCTTCAGTTCTATTGTCTACTGGCTTTCCTTTGGCGTCAATTCCGCCAATGTAGGCAACGTTTATAAGATTTGAATTAAATCCTTTTACACCATTGCTTACTTCGTCTTCTGAAAGCGTGTTAAAGACCTTTCCGTTCACATCCACGATATGGTGGTAGCCTGGTTTTGACCATCCTTTTCTTTTAAACTCAAGTAAGAGTTCTTTAATGGTTGCGTGCTGACTGCTCGCAGTGCAGTGTACTGCTATGTATTTAATATTTCTCATTTTCTTGTTCTTCTTTTTTTATCTCTTTCTCCACAAACGTTTTGATGTCGCCATATTTCGAGTTAATGTAAGCCTTTATACCGAACACTGAACCAGCGTAAACGAGGCATTGACCAACGTACCACAAAACAGAATCTTTCAAGTCGTAATTGTTGAAGAAAAAGCACAAAAAAACCAGACAAACGCCACTAGCAAGCATGCCTAGCGCACTGCCATATTGAATCCATTCTTTTGTATTCTTTTGCATAATTTCCTCCTTTCTTTCTTTTTAGTAACTTGCATTAATTTCAATTCCTCGTGTAGTTATTCTCACCTTATCTACATTCTGATTATCAAGTTCTAATTGCTCCCTGATTCGACTTCGCCAATAAAGGATGTCGTTGTCCAAAAGCATATCTTCGATTCCCACGCCTACTTCTGGGCGTTCTTTCAATTCTCCTTGATGAAGCACCAAGATTAACGCTTGATTTTGTCTAAGCGTGTCACCAAGATTTAAGCCTGAACGTATTTTGCCTTCATCGTCAAACTTTGGCTGTACATCTATCTCGAAGTTATTTAATTTTATAGCTCTCATCAATGTTTTATTTTTTCATCCTCATAATCTGCTCTTTGCAGTTGATTCGCTGATGTTGTAGGCGGTGTTGTCGGTCCGTTTGGCGCAGTGTGGGTGTGCGAATTAAAAACTTGAACCAACTCATTAAGCCTTGCTGTTAAGGCTTCAATATTTATTAGTCCTCCAAGTTTACCACCATTAATCGTAATGCTCTCTGCAACATCCACTGCAACTACTACAAGGTTTGTCATATCGCCTGAAAGACTTGCAAGGATTACAGCTGAACCAATTGCAGGAGTGATTAATATTTGCGTTTCTTCTGGCTTTTCTGAAGCACGAAGGCGAACGTCTGAAACAGTTAAACTACCTATTTCAACAGTGCATGTTACACCGCTAACCTCTTTCACAATTCCTTGCAAAATTGTAACACGACCACCTCCTGATGATGCTTGTTTAATTAGCGTTGCGAGTTCTCTATACTGGTCCATATCAACTTAATCTATATCCAAGTTCAACTTTGCGTTTTCCTCCGCCTTCCGAAAATTCAGTTGTAACTGAACGTACGAAATAAGTGCCGTCTTTGTATGTATAATCTCCATCGTGAATACTTGCAGTGTCACCTGGATTGCACTCTGGAATTAACCATGTCGTAATACTGCCATCATACCCATCAAACGTGCGCCTTTTTACTTCTGCTTCGCCACGTGCTTTCATACTTGCAGTATCCGAGGCGTGGCATTTCACTTCGACCTTTTCACCACCTGTAGAACCTACTTCAATTTCTTTCACTTTACCATCAGGCATTATCGCCTTTACAACAACTTTCACCTTCTTATCTTCTGCTCGTTTAAAAGATAGTTCTGCTTCTTCGATATTCACTGCAAAATCGTAAAATCGCTCTTTGCCGACTACTTCACCTGGCGGATGTATATGCAATACACCATCTTTTAAATAGATGTCTGCTCCGCATTCTTCTTGCACCTTCTTTAATACATCATAACCTGTTGCATCTCGAATTACGAATTTGTCATACACCCATGTATAGCTACAATTCACTTTATAGTTTTTGCCTATACCTTTTACTACTTTAGAAAGCAAGTCACTAAGTGAAATCTTCTTAAGTTCCTCGTTTGGCAAATCCTTTCTAAACTGAAATAAATCATCTTCACAAAAGAGTTTAATGCTTCCACCATCTGTTGAAATTCTTTGCAAATAGCCTTTAAACTCTTCTTTTATTCCAACTTCTTTATATCCTATACTAACGCTAACTTCATCTCCTCGTTTGATTTGTTCTTCTACCTCTAAAGCTTTATTTAATCTAGCTGCAGGAAGAACAATCTCGCAAGTGTCTGCAAGTAGTTCTACACTTTTATGGATGGTTATACTATCAACCATTCCAAGGTAAAACTCGCCTATTTTTACTTCGAAGTCTAAAGTGTACATAATACATGTTATTTATTTCGCAAGCCGTTATATTCTTCACGTCCTAAAAGCAGTTTGTAGTCGTTGTCCGAAACTGCTTTAATGCTATAGTTTTGGTTTTCTGTTCCACTGGTGAAGGGTAATTCCCACTCTTCAATTACGATGTGGTTTATTCCGAAAATCTCCAGTAGCGGTGAAAGACAAGATACAGATGCTGCTTCGCAATGCTTTCGCAATTTTGATACGTCTTGCTCGGGGTATTTTCCATCAGTAGAAATTAAAACGCCTTCGATTGTTATTTCGTAATCGTCTTGCGCCCATCGTTCTTTGATACTGCCACGAACACTACCTTTATTCACATTGCGCTTTTTGATGATGTTTTTACCTGTGATACTGATCATCGGTTCGAAAGGAAGTAGCCATGACTTTGCGCCTGGTTCTTCTATGCGAAGCTCAAGTGGCATTGCCATTGGAATGCCGAGTGCATTAGTACGCACCATGTCTTCCAATTCTTCATCACTTAAAGCTTTAATGCTGTCGTAGTCTTCACTATCAACATTTGCTATTCCAATCTCACGAAAAAGCCAGTACGGTGGCACTTTGCCTCCGATGATGCGAAGTGCAAGATTTTCAAGCACAAAGCGATGAGCTTTGTTATTCACCTTTAATGGTAAATCTTTATCTAAAACCTCTCTATACTCCATATTAGCCTCTATCTGTTGATGTTGCTATTGCAAGTGAACGATTAATGCATTGCACAACTACTCTTTCAAGTTCTGCTGTATCTGCTTTATCTGACATGTGAACATGGATGGTATCAAAGAATTTAGAAATGTTCATGGTGATAGCGGTTGAACGCTTGCCTCCTGTTGCAATTTCTTCTGCTGATTTACCATGTTTGCCTTTCTTCTTTTTGCCTTTACCTTTTTTGCCTTCACCGAAAACTACTTCGTTACTTGTTGTTTTGGCTGAACCTTTTATTCCTGGATCTGCAATCTCCGACTTGCTTTCAGCTTTCGCTTTGTCTTTTGCTCGCTCATTCTTTAGGTTCTTATTGAAATTAGCACCGATATTTGTCGCTGTATCATAAGTGGAAATGTATGCTTTCTTAAAAGCGTTATAACCGCTTATTTGCTTAATGCCATCAGTGAAAGAATTCGCTGCTCCTTTGAAGTCACCTTTAAACAACTTATAAAGTGATGTCGCAACACTGCCTAAGCCTTTCACCAAGTCAGTTATTCTATCAATCAAGAAGTCTTTTAGGATATTTCCGAACTGCTTAATTGTGTCCCACATAGTTATCAAGAAGGCACGAAAGCCTGCAAACTTTACCCAGGCATACCCAATGGCTGCTACAAGTGCCACAACTGCAGTAATCACAAATCCTATAGGGTTTGTTGTCATTGCTGCATTCAACGCCCATTGAACTGTAGTCCAAATAACAGTTGCAGCTTGACAAAGTTTTGAGACAACCAAATAAGCTGCTAACGCTGCATTGTAAACTTTCCAGATTGTGAAGATTCCTAGTACAACTCCTCCAAGTATTGCTAATTCAGTTTTGAATTTCACAACAAACTTGATGCATGCACCAAACGCTCTGAATACCACCTGTAATCCATTTGTGATAGTTGGAATAATTACAATTATCTGCTCAACGGCTTCATTTAGAGGTGTATTAATACTCTTCGCTAATTTTTCTGCACTCTCTATCGCTTTACCTTTCAATCTTGCCAATTTACCCTCAAGCGTTTGGCTTTTTGCTTCCATCATGCCGTGGAACTTTCCTCCTTCACCTGTAGCATGTGCAATTGCTTGTGCTACATTTTCTGCAGTGATTTGTCCTTTAGACATCATGTCTCGAAGATTAGATATCGACTTACCTGTCATCTCTGAAAGTTCTTGCAGTGGATTAAATCCTGCATTAACGAACTGCAACAAATCTTGCCCCATCAAGTAGCCTGCAGATGAAACTTGACCCATTACAAGTGAAAGAGATGCAAATCTCTCTTTATTACCACCAGAAATATTTCCTAATTGCTCCATTAGAGGTAGCACTTTTTCTGTAGATACACCAAAGTTAAGCATTTGCTGTGCACCTCTTGCGAGCTCCATTTTTCCAAACGGAGAGCGACTTGCAAACTCACTAATCTCTTTGAGCATTTCACCTGCTTTTTTCTCATCTCCTACAAGTATTTTAAACGCTACAGCGGTGCTTTCTGCTTGTGCACCTAAGCTTGAGACAGCACCAATTCCAGCACCGATGAGCGTTGTAGGATTCATTAAGAAAGCCATACCTGGAATGCTCATCAAGCCAGACTTGAAAGAACTAAAATTAAATGTCTCTTTGAGGGCGTTTTTTGCCTCTAAAGACTTTAATTTTATGCTATCAAGCTGATCTTTGCAAAGGCGAGCAGTCGCAAAAACATTACCTGGCGTTGCAGTGATCTTTATTAAAAATTTTAAAGCATTATCCATTATTTTCTAGCTTTCTTATCTCATTCAGATTCTTTATCGTTTGCGCCCAAACTTCATCGGGCATTTCGTTTGGTTCAATTGAAAGGTAATAGCGGAGTACTGTGTCCCAGAAAAGGATGTCTACACCTTCTGAAGTATCTACTTCAGCATCGTCTAGAGCTTTTTTATTTCAGCTTCTTTCACCTCCAAGATTTCTTGCATCTTCTGAATTGCAGCTAAGAACAAAGAGTCATCTTCTTTGATTTCTTCATCCCCTGCAACCCATAAGGCATTCAACATGACTTCGCTCATCTTAATAGGATCTTTCACCGCTGAAGCATAAGATAAATCCTTGCGTGTTGGACGATGTAGGATGCAACTCTTATCTTCTACTGTTATCTCGAAAAGCTCACCATGTTTAGCTTTCCATTCTTTAACTTGTTCTTTTGTAAACTTCATCTTTTACGCTTGTTTTTTATTTAAAAAAATGAATGGAATAGCCTTTTCAAGGTTTTTATCACCTTGCTTCCACTCTGTATTATCTTCTGTGAACTCAACACCGATAAGAATGTCTGTTGTCATCGCATCACCTTGCGAGGGGTCGCCATAAGCAACGACGATGTCTATCGACGTGTTCAAAATATCACCTTTAGCAGCTTCACGCAGTGCCAAATACTCACTTTGCACAAGGCTAATTTCACCGCTGTAATCGTAGTTTCCACGCTGTACAGAGTGTGGCTTATTACCTTTCGCATGAAGCAATTCCTTTTCACGCTTAATGTTGTACTTGATGCCACGCAAGCCAGTAATGTTGCGTCCACCCATTACAACGGTGATGTCTGCCCATTCGTATTCTCTAGAATTAAACATATCTTTTTAAGTTTTATAGCAAGGTAGAATTTAATCTACCTTGCATTATTTTACTTTTGACCTTTTGATTTGCCACTCTCTTCAACTAAGAAGCCTAGGTTCACGTCGATAAAGCGTGAATAGCCAAATGGTCTAACTTTGATAGTCACATTAATCTTACTTGTAGCAAGAACATTCTGCGAAGCATCAATGAAAGCCTTACAACCTTCGCCTGCTTCTGTTGCAGATAATTCACCTGCTGCAGTCATTGCACGATTGATAGCGTTTTCGATTTCTTGTTGCCAAGCCATCACTACACCTTGATGCAATGTACCATCTTCATTCACTGTTAGCTCATCTAGCATAAAGTTAAGAAGTGCATTGTAAGCAATTCGATAAGCCTTATCAATGGTTCTTCGAGCTGTCAAGTGCGAGTAGTCGTCGGTTTGCTCGCAAGCCATCTGATCATCGACAAAGTAGTAGCCACTCTTGCCTACATACTTTCTTGGAGTGATGTAACCCGCATCATACAAATCAGAAACAAGACCGAATGATTCTTCTACAGTGTTTTCACCAAGATACATCTCAAGAGGGAATAGCGAACCATCTTTCACACGTCCAACGTTACGTTGAACAGGGATGATTGCCAATCTTCCAGCTAGAGTTCCGATGGCAGCACCTTCAGAAGATTTAATGGTATCACCAATAAGAACTGCTACACGGTTGTATTTTTCTTTGCGCAAAGATTTAGGCTTTGTGCCTTTAAAACCACGACCTTCAAGAACGACAAAAAGAGGTGCATAAAGGCTTTCTGTTGCCCACTCCGCAAGTTGTTGCGCCTTGGGTAAAGCTGTAAAAACATCTTCATCAAGTCCTTGTGTTGTTGCTGTTGCTTCTCGACCATCTCCAGCTACAAAGATGCCTCGAAGAGCACCATTTTCAGAGGTAATCAAGTCTTTAATAACACCGCTTTCTTTATCGCAAAGCTCGGTGAATGTTTTTGTTTTGTCCACACCAAATACAATCACCTTTGTGCCTTCTGGGACTTCGTTGTAGAAGTCTGCAACATGCTTAAATAAGCGAGGATTGTTTTCCGATGTAACGCCTAACTTTTTCAAATCATCTAGCGAATGAATGCTATATGAAGTGTCAAGTTTGAAAGTTTCTGCAACTACTGCAGCTGCGATAACGAAGGCAAACAAGCCGTCGGGAGAATCCCCGACGATGCCTAGTTGACCATTAAGAAGTTGAATTTTGATTCTAGGTAACATACTCACTCCTCCTTTTATTTAGATGCTTCAGCTAGCAAGTAAATACCCTTCTTGTCGTAACGACGAACTGATCCACCTGTACGAAGCAAGAATGAGTAGATATCACCATAGTAAAGTGGGTTGTTCTCTGAATCAAACATCTTCACTTCACCCATTGCACGTGAAACTGAAAGCTTGTGCCATGCAAGCGCTGCTGCCAATTCTCCTGCTTCGCCAGCTTCATCCCAAGGAAGCAAAGTCTTGTCGTTCTTCACACGAAGAACTTTTGAACGCTTCATGACGTTGAAGCCATAAAGGGTTCCAACAATGCCTCGTTGAACGTCTGTCGAATTTGCGAAAGCCCACTTATCTGTATCTGCTAAATCAGCTAGTAAATCCGCATACATGTGTGCGTCTAAGAGCAAATAACGATCACCTTCTGGAATGTTGTCTGCATCAAATTTTGTCATCAAATTAATAACGTCTTCCTTGCAGATTCGCTTACGCTTTCCAATCGATGTTGCAGAAGTGTGTGCATCTCTTTCTTTTGTTCCTGTTGTCAGAATTACCTGCTCTTTTGGAACTGACTTACCCCAACACTCAAGCAAGTTAACATGTGCTTCTTCTTGAAGTTGTGACTTGTCGTTTTGCAAGATGCTGTTGCGCTTATCATAAGACAACTCAACTGTGTCTATATTTGGAATATAGATAGGATCAGTTGTGAACTCGTCGATCACGTATTCCAAATCGTGATCTGTGCGTTGATTCACAGATGCAGGCTTGGTTTGGCGATTCTTTTTCACACCTGAAGGAGCACCAGCATTAGGAATGTGCACCTTGTGATTTGAAACGTAAACGGAATCGTCTACTGATTTTTCAGCAAACGAGTTTGATGGATAGAAATTCTCCACCAGAGACTGTTGCCAAATTTCTTTGTTTAATGCCATTGTAATTTTGTTTTAATTTAAACCAATAAATAAGTAAATAATAAGTAAATGTAGGTGAGATGTATTACAGAGGATTACTCCTTATAATCAATTCCAAACTTCTCTTTATACTTCGCCTTGAAAGTTTCGAGAGAAGCTGCACGAAGGGTTGCAAGTTCGCCTGCTTGGTCGAGTTCATCCCAGGTCTTATTAGCGATATTTTCTGCACCCTTGTTCTCAGGAGAAAAGACAGAAGAAGCCTTTACAAAAGGATTTGCTTTCATTGAGTTAATCAATGCTTCTGTATTTTTTCTATCGCTTTTCATGAGATTTGTAAAGCTTTCTTTTTGCTCATTGGTAATTTTACCTTCCGCAATAGCTTTATCAATGAAAGATGTAATTTCTTTCTGTTCCAACACAGCTAGTTTCTCTTTGTAGGTATTAACTGCATTCTCGAGTGCTTCAACTTTAGTTGCTGCATTCTCTAGCTCATTGATGTGAGCTAAAATTGCGTTGTCGTCTGCTAAATTTGCAAATGATGCAACGCCCTTTAAGTGGTCTTTTAACGTCATTTTATTGTCATTTAAAGGCTGTTCAAGCCTGTTATTAAAATAGTTGTATATTTCCTCGGTGGTAGATGCTTTCACATCTTCACCTTTCATGTCATAAATGCCATCTATTAGCTTCATTTCTAAAGCCTCCTGTGCGCTGATCCAGTGGTCCTTTTCATCGAAATATTTAGCGACAATTTCCTCTTTGTTTTGTCCCAAACGACCTGCAATCATTGACGCAAGATCATTCTGCAAACTTTCAACTAGTGTTGCAGTTTCTCGAAGCTCCGAAGCCTTACCATACGCTCCAGCACTTACAGCGTGAAGCATGAGTTTTGCGTATGGCGACATGTACAGAGGCTTTCCACACAAAGCGATAATACCTGCAATACTTGCTGCAACGCCATCTATATACATTGTTATATTGGCTTTGCTGTTACGAAGTGCATTGAAGATTGCCATTCCTGAAAATACATCGCCACCAGTGCTATTAATGCGCACATCAATTTTATTGTACATCTTCTCCAAAGCGAGTAGTTCTGATACAACTCTCTCTGAATCTACTTGCTGTTTTGCACCGACATTTCCATATAAAAGAATTGCGACTTCTCCATCACCTGGGATGGTGTTAAAAATGCTGCTATGTGTCATTTTCGTTTGTAAATTTTTTGCAAATATAAAGAGCACTTTTCGATAAAAAAAACGGCTTTTACATGATTGCGGCACGTTTGTATATCATTGCAAATCAAATAGATACAATAAATAAAGCGTTTTTATTTCAGTAAAAAATATATGAACTTTGCACTACACATTATTAAAAGAATTACAATGGCAAAAGACAACAGTTTAAATAAAAAAAGTATTGCGCAATCGCTATATCTTGATGGTAACTATACCCAGGAAGAAATTGCAGAGAAAGTTGGAACAACCAGACAAACGATTGCAAGATGGGCAGAAAAAGGAAAGTGGCAGGAAATAAAGGCTTCAAAGACAATTACACCAGAGCAAATCATTTCGCAATGGAGTTATCAAATTGTCGAAATTAATAACAATATCAGCTCACGACCCGTTGGTGAACGATTCGCAACAACGCAAGAAGCAGATGCACTTGCGAAGATTGCAGGTGCTATTAAGAAATTAGAATCAGACATTGGAGTGCCTGATTGTGTGTCTGTAGCGATGCGCTTTCTTTCATGGCTAAGACCTATCGACATTGACAAAGCAAAAGAGTTCAACAACTTGTTTGATGCTTTCATTAAAGACCAAGCAAATAACAAAAAATAAATATGGTAAAATGGACAGACAAGCAAGCTCTTGCGATTTGGGAAAAATACAACAAAGGACTTGCAAAAAACATAGACATAGACGAATCTCTATCTCGCTACGACATTGATAAAATGCGTGAGAGATTGGAAAAAGACCCAGTAGAGTGGATAAAATACTTCTTCCCAAGTTACGCAAAATACGAATTTGCACCCTTTCACATCAAAGCAATAAAACGCCTTATTGCCAACGATGAATGGTACGAAGTTCTCTCATGGTCTAGAGAGCTAGCAAAGTCAACTGTTGTAATGTTCGTGTTAATGTATCTCACATTAACTAAGCGCAAGAAGTTTGTTGCTCTTGCAAGTGCCACAATTGATGCTGCAGAGCGTTTATTGACACCTTACAGAATCAACTTTGAGAACAATCCAAGAATACAACAGTTTTACGGAAAGCAACCAGTTTTTGGACAATGGACAGACAGAGAATTCACTTGTACTTGCGGTGCTAAATTCATTGCCATTGGTGCAGGTTCTGCTCCTCGTGGTATGCGTAATGAAGCAATTCGTCCTGATGTTATCTACATGGACGACTACGACACTGACGAAGACTGCAGAAATCCTGTAACGCTTAATAAGAAGTGGGATTGGATGGAAAAAGCACTTTACCCTACACGTTCTATTTCTGAACCTACTTTGGTTATATGGTGTGGTAATATCATTGCAAAAGACTGTTGTATTACACGTGCTGGAAAACTTGCAAATAGTTGGGATGTCGTGAATATTCGTGACAAAAACGGCAAAAGCACGTGGCCTGCAAAGAACACAGAAGAGCATATAGATATGGCGTTATCCAAGATTAGCACCAAAGCGCAGCAGGGAGAGTACTTCAACAACCCTGTATCAGAAGGAAAGATTTTCAAGAATCTTACATATGGCAAAGTTCCATCATTAAAAAAGTTTCAATTCCTTATTGGCTATGGAGACCCTGCCTATTCAGACTCAAAAAAGAAAGGCAGTTCTACCAAAGCCTTGTGGCTCATTGGTAAACTAAAAGGCGTGTATTACGTCATAAAAGGCTTTTTAGCCCACGAAACAAACGCCAACTTTATAGGTTGGTATTTTGAACTCGACAAGTATGTCGCAAAGAAGACCAACGTTTATTGGTATATCGAAAATAATAAGCTACAAGACCCTTTTTATCAACAGGTTTTTAAACCGCTACTTCGTGATGAATGTGCAAAGCGCAAAACGCAGTTATTTATTCGTGAAGATACACGAAAAAAGACAGACAAAGCAACTCGTATAGAGGCAAACTTAGAGCCTTTAGATAGACTAGGAAACATCATCTTCAACGAAGAAGAAAAAGACAATCCACACATGCAAGAGCTTATCAATCAGTTTAAGCTCTTCGAACTTTCAATGCCTTATCCTGCCGATGGATGCGACGCTGTAGAAGGTGGTGTTACAATGACAGACACCAAAACAAATGAACTCGAACCAGTTTACACAATTGGCTACAATGAATTGAACGAGAATAACCCTTATACATTTTAAGTTATGCAAAACTTTATATCACTTGAAGATTACGATGCTTCGATTCATCGTGAAATACTTGATAGCCTTTTAAGACAAGGCACGTCAGATTATGATCCACAGATAATAGAAATATGTGAGGACAGAGCTATCTCTGAAATGAAAAGCTACCTCAATAAAAAATATGATTGCCAGGCAATTTTTTCACAGACTGGAGAAGAGAGACATCCTCTCATCTTGATGTTTGCGCTAGATATTGCGATTTACCATATTTTTTGCCAGCACAACCCCTACAAGATGTCTAAAATCAGGGAAGATAGATACGAACGTGCAACAACGTGGCTTAAAGGCGTCATGAAAGGCGACATTACAGTTGAAGGAGCACCATTGCTACCTTCTGATGAACTTTCAGACAACTCGAATTGGCAGATAAAAAGCGAAGAAATTAGACCAGTATTTGATTAATCAGTTATGAAAAAGAATAAAAATAAAATTGTACAAGGTGGTTACATATCACAACCAGGATTAAGACAGCCAGACGTTGTTCTTCAAATGCCTGAACTGTTTCATTTTAACCTTGAAACTTACATGAATTCGGTCAACGCTGCTAAAAGCATTGATTACTCAAATCGTGTAAGGCTTTACGACATGTACGAAAGCGCAGCGTTCGACTTGCATCTTTCAGGTGTCATGGCTAAACGCTTACGTGGTGTTACGCAAATACCCATAGAGTTTCAGCGCAATGGAAAGCCAGATGATGTAATCAATAAACAGCTGCGCTCACCATGGTTTAAAGAGTTAAGAAAAGAACTTATATTATCGGAGTTCTGGGGATTCACTCTATTACAGCTATATGTAGGAGAGGACCAGAACATCCACTTTGAAAGCATCAACAGGAAGCATTACGACCCAATAAAAAAGAAACTTCTTCGCTTCCAAGGAGACATGGACGGACTTCCAATAGAGAACTTTCAAAACATGCTTTTTATAGGTAGTGAAAGGGGCTTAGGAATATTTGCAGAAATCCTACCTGCAGTACTTTACAAAAAAGGAAACATGGGAGACTGGGCGAGGTTCTGCAATATCTTTGGTATGCCCATTCGTGAATACACCTACGATGCAGGCGATGAAGAAGCGAGAAGAAGATTAATCCAAGATGCAAGGCGTCAAGGTTCAAACGCTGTATATATTCATCCCAAAGATAGCGATTTAACACTCATTGAAGCAGGTAACAAGTCAGGTTCAAGCGAACTTTATAGAACCTTTGCTGAATACTGGGATGGCAAAATATCTATTCGCATTTTAGGAAATACCCTTACAACAGATGTAGGCAGTTCTGGAACTCAAGCACTAGGCACAGTTCACAAAGAAGAAGAGGACGAGATGAACGCAGATGATAGAGAGTTTATTTTGGATATTCTCAATTATCAAATGAAAGACCTTTTCAATGCACTTGGTTTTAATACAGATGGTGGAGAGTTCGTCTATGCGAAAAAAGACAAAATAGATGTAGCTCAGCAAATCGACATCGTTCAGAAGTGCAGTAATATGGGATTACCCATTGATGACGATTACCTATATGACACTTTTGGTATCGAGAAGCCAAAGGATTACAACGCATTAAAAGAACAAAAGAGCGCAGAAAAAGAAGCGTTAAGAGCTGCACTTACTTCTGATAAAGAGGAGGAAGAAAAAGGGAATTCAAACGATAATAAAACATCATTTAAACAGCGTTTAAATAGTTTTTTTGGAATAGCCCCAACGAAAGGGGCAAAAGGCAGCACTATAGACTTCTAGTTGATGAACTCTACTATGGCAAAAAATGTTCGTGCCACACACACTTTGATAACATAGATAGTGGAGTTAAATTTGACTTAGACGTGCTCGACGAGTTCGTGAATGCAATATATGGAGGTTTCGATGTAGAAAATTCCATAGAGCCTACCATGTGGAGAGAACTCACTAAAATAATGAACGACGCAACGGCTAAAGGCTTATCAAAAGGAGAGTTCTCAATTGATCACAATAGAGGTTTTTTAGACGCTGTGAAGCATGCAAATGAAATCTTTGCAGCCTTTAAAACACATGCAATGGGCAAAAGCATGGCTTCAAAATTACTTGATGACAATGGTAACTTAAAACCCTTTGATAAGTGGATGAAAGATATATCTTCTATATCTTCTCACCATGTCGGCTCATGGCTCAAAACAGAATATAACACAGCGGTTCTTCGAGCTCATAACGCAGCGGATTGGCGTTCATTTATCGAAAATAAGGACATTATGCCTAACTTGAGATGGATGCCTACAACATCACCAGACGCAGAAGCCGTACATCGTGGCTACTGGGAGAAGGAATTAACCTTACCTGTCGAGCACCCATTTTGGAACAAACATCACCCTGGAGACAGATGGAACTGCAAATGCTCTCTTGAATCTACAGATGATCCTGCATCGCCAGATGATATTCTTGATGATCTTCCAATTGAACCAGCACAACGAGGATTAGAAAATAACCCTGGAAAGGATGGCAAAATATTTAACGATACCCACCCTTACTTTCCAAGGAACTGCAATCAATGTAGTTTTTATAAGAATAGAGGGTTTAAAAATAAAATGAAGGTATGGTTTAGCAATCATGAAAAGGATTGCTACAGTTGTGAGTATATAGACAAAGAATCAAAGCTTAAAGAATTAACAAGTAAGTTAGAGGATAAAGAATTTAAGCCTTCGATCAATGATAAAGAGTTTATATATTCGCTACCTGAAGCTAAACAATTTACTACAGAATACTCCGATGGGAAGAATAAGGTTTTGCGTCATCTTTTAGCTTCTAAATTTGAAGAAGATTATCCCTTTGTTTATAGATGCGCAGTCAAATTCAGTATAAAGTATGGAGAAGTGAGAATAAATCCCCAAATTCCATTTGTAGAAAAAAGAGGAAGAAAGACTATTTATAAAGAAATCGCAGAGAATTCAAAAGCATGTCCAGACCTCTTTGTTAAACATCTTGGTTGGGTAGATATAAAATCGCCATTCAATATACATAACTGTTGTAGAAATGCGAATCACGCTTCTTCGGATCAACATGCTTATGCCTGCTTAACAGATGATCGCTTCTCAAGTGAGATAACAGAAAGACAGATTATAAGTAGAACAAAAGCTATCTTTAATTCTAGCAAATACACTCATGATAAAATTTTTTGGAGTATAAAAGGAAGCTTAAGAATATATAAAAAGTCAGACTTTTAAGTCTGACTATGGATCTGTAACTTCTCGGGCTACTTTCAATGCTCTTGTCTCCCATGCCACAAAGATACAACTAAATTAAATACAATACAAATAAAATGCAATAAAAATGTCAATATCACCCAAAGAAATTGCTTTTATCATATCAAAATGCCCTGAAGAGATAGCAAAAGCAGCTCAAAATGAACTACCACGCAAGGCTGCCATTATTGCAACGAACCACTTTAAAAACAACTTTAGACTGGGTGGTTTTACCAACAATGGCAACAAAAATTGGGCTACAACGGTTCGACAAAGGTATGGAAGTCGTTATAAGCCTTTAACTTCAGGAACTGATACACTTATGCGAAGTATCTCTTCACAAGTTCTGCCTGGCACGGTTATCATAAACAACCCACAACCATACGCAAAATATCATAATGAAGGTGCAACGATAACTGTTACACCAAAAATGAAGAAGTTCTTTTGGGCAAAAGCTTATTCCATTGCAGGGCAAAAAAAGGGAAAAGGTAAAGGCAAAGGTAAAAAAGCAAAGATGAACTTTGATACAATGCCACCAGAAGCAAAGATGTGGATGAGTTTAGCCCTTACGAAAAGGAAGACACTACGAATACCACAGCGAAGATTCATAGGTGAGAGTTTCGAACTCAACAAGAAGTTAAGAGAAATGATAGAAAAGAAGTTGAACGAATTAAAAGAAAAAGCATATGGAAGAACTAATTATTAATTTGATTGAGGAAATAAATAAGAATATGCCTCAGTTATCTCTGGTGGATGAAGATTACGGACAACTCGACGCAATCGACGATGAAAATAAAGACATGTACCCACTTACATATCCTGCAGTTCTCATTGATGCATCAAGTTGTCAATGGAGCAATTTATCAGAATTGAAACAAGAAGGAGAGTGCACAGTTGTAGTTAAACTCATCATTGATTGCTATGATGACACACACAGAAACTCAAAAACGATTGATAGAATTATGCAACGTGAGGAATTAAGAAAAGCCTTGCATAATTCACTGCAAGGCTTTCGTCCAAATAACGATGGCGCATTAATACGCACATCTAGTAGATATACAACGATAAATCATGGAATAAAGCTATATGAATCTACATACACATGTAGAGTTTCAGAAGCTATTCAGCAAAAAAGGAGAGTTCAGAAGTCTTCGCTTTCGTTCGACGTGAAGGTCTAAAACCTTGATAACGGCTATTTTTTATAGTCTTTCCATCAACAGTTGCACCCTCCACAAGCATGCGTTTAATAATTCTTAGCGTGGTTGCTTCACTTAAAAAGAATTCATCAAAGGCTAGTTTGCGGATGGTGTCATCAAATCGAAGGCGTTGGACTTCGCTCCAGTAGTAATAACGCTCAAATAACTTCTTGTCTCGAAGTTCAATAAGCTCTTTATCTCGACCTTTTGCCATAGGTGCAAATATACAAAATCCAATCATAAAACCAAACAATAACATATAGTTTTATCTGTAATAATGAAAAATTGGGTATTACCCAACGAATACCCAATTTATTTTATCCTTTAAAGCCTATAAACTCCATTAATAAAGCACCACAACGGTATACAACTTTATTTCAAATAATGCAAACTGGGTATTACCCAACAAATACCCAATTTTATCCACAATAATGCAAAACTGGGTATTACCCAATAAATACCCAATTTATCTTTTACACCTTTTAAAGCCTACAAAGCCCATAAATAAAGCCCCCAAACGGCATACAATTTTATTTCCAATAATGCAAGCTGGGTATTACCCAAAAAATACCCAATTCTACCTGCAACAATAAAAAATGGGTATTACCCACGTAATACCCACCTTTATTTATCCTTACCTTTTAAAACCTATAATCTACAGAATGATGGTTCTATCTTGGTCCAAACGCCCTTATCATTCAACAGGAAGAAATAGTAGTTGAGTGCTGTTTTTTGAACCACATTACTCTCCTTGAACAATGTCATTATCTCTGCATATTCGTTATCGAACTTATCTTCTAAAGCGTATAGCTTTGATATTGATTTGTAATCCAAATCACCTGCTTTGTTGCGCTCTAAAAGAGTCATAGCAAGTTGATACATTGGATCAGCAGTACCTTTGTCGGTCTTCTTCGCATACTCCTCGAGGTATTTCACAAGTCTTTCTGCAGCGATATTTGCACGCTCATCAAATCCTTTTACACTATTCGAAGACACTTCCAACTTGAAAGAACCATTTACAAGTGTAAAGTTGCGCTGCTCACTTTTTTTGAGTTGTCCATATTCACTCATCACTTCCTTAAATGACTCACACTCTTTGTTTAACCACTCTTTAAACAGAGCTACATCTGTTGCAACAGCTAATAGCTTTGATTCAACTTGTAGAAGTAGTTCTTTTCTTAAAGCTTCGTAAGCGTTGCGCTTTCCTACACGTTCTTGCTTTTCTTCATTTTGCAACTCTTTTAGTAGTTGCTTCTTCTCCTCTGCAGTCAAGCCTGCTAACATTGATTTATTTTCCATTTAATTATACTTGTTTTGATTGTTAATATTGTTCTTTTTGTTTGTGTTCTCTCTGATGATCACAATTTGAAGTTCTTGTAAGATGTCTTTCTTTCTGGCTTTAAAACCACCCTTTGAAAGAATGCTATATAACTTTTGCCTTACGGCTGCATGCTCCATTATGTTTAAGAATCTGAATGGCTTTCCTGCAATCCTCTTCGAAAGGCAAATTGCATCAACTTTATTCCAGTTAGTCGTGTCAACGTTGAACTCCTTTTGCAAAAGCTTTAATGTTGCGCTGCGCTCTTTTCTTATCTTATCTTTTATTCCTACAATATCCTCAAGTTGATTTATCAGAGTGAAATACTCACGATCATCAATCTCTCTTAAGCTTGTTGTTCGCCCATCGGTAATGCGTGAGATAAGAGCTCTTTTATATTCTTCTTGTTCCTCTTTATCTGTGTAGATGTAGCGAAGAAGAAAGTAGAAATACTTGTAATTATTTATCTTTTTCATTCTCTAATTCTCTCTAAAGCGAATAACAGCCATTGTCACTTGGTTTCTTTTAATCTCGATGGAGTACTCTTCCTTATTTTCGCAAATCTCTGCAGTGAGATTGGTTTTTTCATTCAGAACCGTTCTCTTTTTAATTGCAAGAAGTTCCTCGTTCATTTCAGCGCAAAGAGTAATCCATGTAAAGCTTTCATTGCTTTTGGAGGTGATAAAGCGAAAATATTGTTCAAGTAGCTTAATCCACTTTGGATGTTTCTTTCCGCATCTAGTCTCAAAATAAAATTTACCTTTCATATTGCGATAATTTATAGTCTACATACACCTGGCGTGCAACAGATAAAGTATCATTCACGCCATTTTTTAAGCTCTCAACAGGAATCAAAGGCAAGTCGTTGTGGCAAACGTACAAAGTACCATTATATTCAGTTACTTGAATTGCTACTTTTGCATCGTTGCAAACTCTATTCTCAAGCTCAATTCTTCTTGTCTTTTTCTCGTTTTCGCAAGTAGTTCTAAACCAACTTGCAATGCTTGTTAAAATATTTTTCATCTTTACTTATTATTTATTTGTTGTTTCCACTCAATTGTCACCACTGCATCCAATACTCCAGTTCCACCGCACATTGAGCAAGGCTCTTTCACTGCTTCATTATATGAATTGTGAGACCAAAACCAACCATTGCCCTGGCATTTGTTGCAGAAGTGATTTTCACTTACAACTTGTTCTTTTGCAACTGTCTTGCAATCTTTGTTCAATCGTACAACACCTGCAGTGCTTATTGGATTAGAATTTCCAGGATAACTTGGTGTTGTTAAATTAATTATTTCACTTACTTTACTCATCGTTATTATTTATTTCATTATCTATTTCGTTTTTCTTATCAACTGCAATTTTATTTCCATATCGAATTGCGCCTTCATCCCAAACTACAAAACCGCCACCGCCTGCAGTTTCTTTTTCACGTCCTGAACAAAGAGCCATAAACCCAGACACTCTAATCTTCACGCCTGCAGCATATCTCAAACGTACCGCATCTGCTCCCATTGGACGGCTTTTGTATTCTTGCGAAATGAAAATAAAGCTTTTCTTATTAAATGTTTCTATCAGTTCCATAGCGTCCTGATAGGTCCAGTTTGCCATCTGAAAGCTATCTATAATAATGAAACGAGGACTTTTAGGCTTAGATAATCTTTCTTTCAACAGGTTTATATCTGGATCTTCTATGATGCTTAATTTTCGTCCAACAGAGTTCATCTCAAACATCTCAAGTCTTCGTTGAAACGACTGTCTTATACCTTCTTCTGCACTTACATAGAGTGTCTTTCCATATTCACAAAGCTTTTTTGCTAATTGCATTACAAAAGAACTTTTACCTTGCGCAGATGCTCCAGAGATAAACCAAGTTTCATTCATTGCTGGACGTCCGAATGACTCTCTCCATTGTCCATTCCATTTGATAACTTCATATTTCTTCTGTGAAACTTCACGAGGATTGTACGCTCTTATTTGCTTTGTCAT